CAGACATTCGAAGCGAATCTGTCCATCGTTCGTGGCTGGTCTCGCGTGTCTGCTGGTGACGTTAACGTGTGTCCCGTATGCTGGGCGCTACATGGCGAACCGAATCCTGTTGCAACAATTGTTCCATCGCATCCAAACTGTAGGTGTACGATAGTCCCAATCACTCCGACATATGCCGAACTCGCTGGGCTTGACCCGGACGCATTCGACGAAGTGCCGGAACTGCCGACACGCGATGAGCAGTTTGCGATGCTGACAGAAGAACAGCGTCGACAGGTGCTCGGACCTGCGCGGTATAGGATGTGGGAAACGGGAACATCATTGTCGGATTTCGGTAAGGTCGTACCAAACGACTTATGGGGTCCACAGGCTGTGGTTGTTCCACTGAGGGATTTATGACATGCAGACTTTGGTGAGCTTCGGTGATGCAATCAAGGCGGACGATTCCGGTCGTGTGCGTGGTTATCTGGTACGCTTCGGCGGTGCCGACCTCGAGGGCGATTACTTTACGAAGGACACCGACTTCGGTCGACCAATGAAGTCAGGCGATCGTGTTCCGATGAACCTCTACTATCATCACGGACAGGACCGAACAATCGGTAAGTCGCGTATCGGCACCGGTTACATCACCATGGATGAAAAGGGGCTTTGGTACGAAGCTCAGGTCGAGATGGCTGATGAATATCAGAAGATGATTGCCGACCTCGCGAAGTCTGGCAAACTCGGATATTCCTCCGGCGCCACAGGTCACATGGTCGAGCGCAAGAAGTCTGCTGATGGACGCTATGAAATCACTCGATGGCCAATCGGTGAGGCATCGCTCACACCGACACCAGCGGAACCGATGAACATGGTCAAAAGCTTAAAAGACATGTATGGCGAGATGGAGGGAGAAGGTATGGAAGAGGAAGAGATCATTATCCCTGTCGCGCCAGGAGAAGACGTGTCGACATTCGTCGAATCGGTCTATGGCGATCTCGACAAGGAGATGGTCCACGAAGGACTCGAAGCACTCTACGAACGTCTGTGTGCAGGTGTTACAGCTGCATATGACAGTGGACTCGGCAGCGGGCATGTGGATGCAATCATCGACGCATTCGCCAGCCGTGCGAAGGAACTGAACAGCAAAGTCAAGGACCCGGTCGCTGAAGCGCAAAGCCTAAAGGCTATGCTCGAGCGTCCTACGTCCATCCGTGAAGTGGAGCGACGTCTGCGGGATGCAGTGCGTCTCTCACGTAGCGAGTCGACAAGATTCGCCAAAACCATCTGGGCTGAGCTTGGGGAGCAAGCGGTCGAGACGGAACAAACCATCGTCGAATACTCGAGTGATATGGAAGAAGCGAAGTCCGCTCTCCTCCGCGAACTCATGATCTTGGAGTTAAGTCAATGACAATCGAACAACTCGAAGCACAGCGCCAGTCCACAATCGCTGCTGCTAAGGAAATCCTCATCAACGGTGGAGATATGGCTGAAGCCAATCGCCTCCATGCAAACGCAAAGTCTCTCTCTGAGCGCATCGATATGCTCAAGGAGTTTGGCAATGTTCCTGCGCCAGTCGCATCCGAAGCGCCAAAATCCGAGCCATGGAAGTCCGGCGGTGTAACCCGTAATCCATTCCCTGGCACTCGCGAAGAGGCAAACTGGAAGGCGTACGCATTCGGACAGTGGGTCCGTGGCGAAGTCCTCGGAAACGCTAAGGCTGCACGATGGTGCGCTGAGAATGGCGTCAAGGCACAGACCGAAGGCGACAACGCACAGGGTGGTTTCACTGTTCCTGAAATCGTTTCGTCCAGCCTGATCTGGCTCCGCAACGAGTACGGTGTAGCACGCCGCTACAGCCGCATCTACCCGATGACATCTGATGTCCTCAACGTCCCGAATGCAAGCACCTCCACCACGACTTATTATCCTGGTGAAGCCACTGCAATCACTGCATCCGACATCGCATTCACGCAGGTCGCACTCGCAGCCAAGAAACTCGCCATCCTGACCATCGTGTCCAAGGAACTCAACGAGGATACCGTCATCGACTTCGGTGCAACACTTGCACAGGATTTCGCTTACGGTCTCGCACAGGCTGAAGATGCAGCTGCATTCCAGGGTGACGGTACTTCGACCTATGGCTCCATCACTGGAATCATGCCACGAATCAAGGCTCTCTCCGGAACCTTCTCGAGCATCGCATCCATGGTCGTTGGACCTGCTGGAACTGCTTCGGCATTGTCTGCATTCACGCTCGCAAACTGGCAGAGCATGGTCGCAAAGTTGCCACAGTATGCAATCGCTCCACGCTGGTACATGCACAAGTCCGTGTTCTATAACGGTTGTGCTGACAAGCTGATTGCACTCGGTGGAAACTCCATCATGGACATCCAGAACGCCTACGGACCAGAACCGACATTGTTTGGTATTCCGATCTCGTTCGTTCAGAACATGCCAAGCGCACCAGCTGCAAACCGCACACTGGCAGTCCTCGGAGACCTCTCCAAGGGTGTCGCGTTCGGTGATCGACGTGGCGTCACGGTCGAAGTTTCCGACCAGGTGAAGTTTGTCGAGGATGCTCTCACGTTCAAAGCGACGGAGCGCTATGCCTTCAACGCCTTCGACGTCGGAAACGTCACGGCAACCGTCGCCGATCAGGTCGCTGGTTCGCTCATCGTACTTCAGGCTGCCGCTTCGTAGGCTGTCTGACTCTCGCAGTCAAGGGGAGCGGGGTATCCCGTTCCCCTTTTCATTTTAGGAAGTACACATGCCACTCACTAGGACACAAGCACTCGAACAACTCGCATGGCGTGTTGCATCAGATCAGTATCCATTCCTCGACAGCACAGCGTTGCAAAACCTCATTGACACTACAGCTCGATGGTCTGTCTGGACTGCATCGACGGCTTATGTGTACGGCGACATCATTATTCCAACGGTCGCGACTGGACGCCTGTACAAATGCATCATCGCTGGTACATCTGACACGACTGAGCCACAGTTCCCGCAGTGGGTCACGAACTCCGGCTACACCATCAATGATGGAAGTGGTGACCTGCAATGGCAGGATATCGGGCCAGCAAACGTGGAGCGTTATGACGTGAGAGCAGCTGCACGTATGGGATGGATTCGCAAAGCAGCAAGCATCACGCACCTGATCGATGTCAAGGATGGTCAAGTGGATGCAAAAATGGCGGCGCTCCGTGAGCATTGTCTCGACCAGGCTAAGCGCAACAGTCCGATGGTGTTCGTATGATTCCAGCGCAATATGCAACGGCGCTCAAGAACGCCATCACGAACTACGCGTACGCTGACCGTGTGCAGATCTGGAGATCAGTCAATCAATCAGATGGCATCGGTGGAGTATCACAGCACTGGATACAGGTGGCCGAGATTCGCGCGACTATAACCAACACGGGTGATTCCGAAGCAGTCGTCGGTGGCATGATCGAGATCGGTGGTTCCTGGACGCTCACATGTTCACCTGACCTCGAAGTCAAGTCGGATGACAGAATCTACACATCCGGCAATCCTCAGAATCTTGCGCCATACTACGAAGTCATCGGCAGTGACTATGGTCATAGCAACGCTGTGAGCCAGACCATCGGCCTCCGGTATCGGTCTAACGGATAACGCACGTATTCGCACGTATTCGCACGTAACCGCTCGTATACCCAGTGCGTGGTGGTACGCATCGACATCATCGCACCATGATAAGTCATAAGATGTACAGTGGAGTCAAGGTATGACAGTCGAGGTCGTTGTAGCATTGGTCGGACAATTAGTCCTGGTATTAGGAGCCGTTATCGGAACCTATACGAAACTACAGGTCAGCATCAATGTCCTGAACGTTGAGCTGAAAAACGTAAACAGCGTACTCACTGGACAGGCACAGGAAGTTCGGCGCATTGAGGAACGCCTTGGTAAACTCGAGAGCCGTGTCGCGATGATAGAAGGATCACTACAAAGATGAACAGCATATCAATCAAGAGACTCGTGGTCGTTGTTGTTGTGGCTTTTGTAGCTGCATTCACGACCGTGTTCGGTGATGGTGTACGCACTGCTGAAGCCAAG